AAGGGGGGAGCGATAGGGGAAGCGGCGGGGGGATGTCGGGGGGTGGAAAATATGAACGCGCGTTATATATGGTGAATGCTCGTTCAGAGTTTTGCTGGTGTGGATGGTGACTCCGGTGCTGGTCGGTGCTGGGGTAGTGTGTGGCGTTGCCGAAGCGGAGCGGTCCGGACGCGGGGTTAGCGTTGACCCGGTTGTGCGGTCTGCCTGGCCGAAGCGGTCTGTGAAGCGAGGGCCGATTGCCTTGCCGTGGCGGTCGGCGCCGGTAGCGGACGGCGGCGGCTGCGTTTGGGACGGCGGCTGGAACCCGGTACCGAAGGTCTGGGTTTCGCCGGAGGACCGGGCGGCCCTTGTTGGGCTGCGAGGCAGGCGGGCTGGTCCGGGCCGCTCCGCGGAGGCGCTTTGAAGGAACCCGAACCGCCAACGAAGGGAAGGACTGCATGGGAACGCCTGGACGAGGGCTGAGGACGATCGACCGCGACAAGCGGGAGGAGAGGATTGGGGCTGTGCCGACGCGGACGTACAAGATGAGTCCGACGGCGGAGCGGTTCCACAACTCGACGGCGAAGAACAAGGGGGCGGTCGGTTGCGTTGGCTGCGGCAAGACGATTTTTGTGATGCACGACATGCTGTTCCGCACGGAAGGGCAGGTGCCGGACCCGAGGGACAACGTGAGGAGGGCGCGGTGGTTCGTGATCCGGAACACGTACCAGCAGCTGATGAACTCGACGGTGAAGTCGTGGCTGGAGTGGTTCCCGGACACGGTGATGAAGTATTCGCCGCATCCGGTTGGGCTGCTTCGGCGGCCGAGCATGAGGAACGACGGGACGAGCATCGAGATGGAGCTGATGTTCTTTGCGCTGGACAAGGCGGAGCAGGAGCGGGACTTGCTGGGCGTCGAAGCGACGGGGGCGTGGATCAACGAAGCGCGGGAGATCAGCGAGGACCACATGGCGGCGGTGCAGAGCCGCATCGGGCGGTATCCGGCGACGAGGGAGGACTACAAGCCGATGTCGCTGGGGATGGTGATGGACACGAACCCGCCGGACGATCAGAGCTGGTGGTACCGTCTGGCGGAGGTGGAGAAGCCGGTGGGGTGGGAGTTCTTCAAGTGTCCGCCTGCGCTGTTGCGGTACGAGGACAAGAAGACGGGGAAGGTGCGGTACGAGCCGAATCGGGGGCAGGACCCGGCGATACCTGCGGCGGAGAACATCGAGCATCTGTCGGAGGGGTTCAACTACTACCTGAAGCAGGTCGGGGTGTGGAACGACGCGAAGGTGAGGGTCATGGTCTGCGGGGAGTACGGGACGATCCTGACGGGAGTTCCGGTGTATCCGCAGTGGAACGACGAGGCGAACCTGATGGAGAGGGAGCTGGAGCCGATGTGGGGGCTGCCGGTATTCGTCGGGACGGACGGAGGGTTCACGCCGAGCGCGGTGGCGGGGCAGGTGCTGCCGAACGGGCAGATCGCGGTGTACGACGAGCTGGTGGCGGAGAACATCAGCTGCGGGGAGTTCGCGGAGCGGTTCCTGAGGCCGTGGCTGATCAATTCGTTCCGGCTGGCGGAGGGGCAGCGGCTGATGTGCTTCCACGACCCGAGCGGGCTGGGGGCGGGGAAGACGAGCGACGGCGTGACGGAGATCGTGGCGATGCAGCAGAAAGGGATCCCGGTGATGCCGTGTCCGGTGCAGGAGAACGCGGTGGGGCTGCGACTGGAGTGCGTGAGGGAGGCGATGCGCCGGAGGGTGGACGGAGGGAAGGGGGGACTGGTGGTGAGCCGGAAGTGCAAGACGCTGCTGGCGGGGCTGAGGGGGCGGTACCAGTATCGGCGGCTGAACACGTCGAGCGCGGAGAAGCGGTATGCGGACTCGCCGGACAAGGGTCCGCTGAGCCATGTGCAGGATGCGCTTCAGTACATGGTCTACGGGGCGTTGCACCCGGACGGTTCGCCGCAGGGGCGGGATCCGTTCTCGACGAAGCCTCCGGACGCGAGGCTGTGGCTGCCGCAGTCGGCGAGGGGGGAGACGGGGACGCAGCAGGCGCTGGCGACGGGGCTTGACCTGGCCGGGTACTTCTAGTCCGGTGCAGTTCGGTGCTATGGAGAATAGGGTGGCGTCATGAGCGAACAAGCGATCCAGAGCGGACTCGACGCCTTCAGCATAGCGATGGGGGCGAGCCCGTCGCTTGGCTCGACGGAGCTTCACGTCGGCGGCGTTCCGGGAGGGGCGCAGCTGACGCCCGGTCTTGCGATGCCGGTGATCGACCGTGATGGTCTGGACGGCGCGGAGAAGGACGCGGAAAAGGCCGGGGATGTCGTGCAGAGCGAGCCTCTGTGCGAACTTGCGAGGCATGTGAAGCGGGTCTTCGAGATCGCGAGGGTCGAGCGCGACAAGGAGCATGGCGTCACCGAGCGGCTGAACGAAGAGAAGCGGATGTTCAAGGGCGAGTACTCCAGGGACGAGACCGACATCATCCGCAGCACGGGAGCCATCGGTGCGGACGGGCGTCCGGCGTTCTTCCAGCATCCTGCGGCGACGGTGCGCGGGCTTCGGTCGATGGCCGGGGACGTGTGGATGAACGGCGGGGACCTGCCGTTCACGCTGGACCCGACGCCGGACCCGGACATGCCGGAGGAGGTGACGGAGGTCGCGGTGCAGGAGGCGATGCTCGTCATCATCCAGCGCGAGGCGGCGATCAAGAAGCTGGCGCAGACCGCGGCGGAGGCCGCTGCGGCGGCGGGGCAGGATCCGAACGAGGCGTATGCGGCGGTGATGGCGGACCCGGACGCGCAGCCGCTGACGCCGCAGCAGATGGCGGTGCTGATGCCGCACAAGGTCGAGGAGGTCAAGAACCGCGTCAAGGAGGAGGCGCAGCAGCGGTGCGAGCTGATGTTCCGCAAGATCTCCGACCAGCTGACCGAGGGCGACTACGAGAAGGCGAAGGGGAAGTTCCTGGACTATCTGTGCCTGCACGGGACGGCGATCATGCGCGGTCCGGTGCCGAGGGTGAAGCGGCGTCAGGTGCGGAGGAAGACGAAGGACGGGGTGTGGACCATCAGGACGGAGGAGAAGACTGTCCTCTCGTTCGAGGCGATCAATCCGTTCGACTGCTATCCGGCACCGGACTCGAGGGAGATCGGGGACTCGCCGCTGGTCATCAAGGTGAAGTTCTCGCCGAGCGACCTGCGTCTGTTCAGCAAGGCGAAGGGGAAGCTGTACAAGGGGTGGAACGCGGACGCTGTGAACCGCATCCTCGCGGCGAACCCGCAGGGCGGCGTGGAGGCGACCCCGACGGCGAGCGACGCCGGAACGAGGGAGCACGAGGAGCTTTCGGACCGTCCGGCGCAGGCTACGCCGGAGAGCGGCAAGACGACCATCGACGCGCTTGAGTACTTCGGGGAGGCGAGGGGCAGCGAGCTGGTCGGCATCGGTCTGCGTCGCGATACGAACGGCAGGGAGATCGACCCGGAGGAGTACTACGACGTGAACTGCATCGTGGTGCAGGACGTGGTGGTGTACTGCCGGATCATCGAGCCGGAGATCGGCTGGCCTCTGAGCAAGGCGGTGTGCTACCGCGACCCGGACTCGTGGTGGGGCGAGGGGCCGATCTGGAAGGCGAAGGACGCGTACAAGGTTCTGAACAGCTGCGGCCGCAACCTCATCGTGAACATGAGCGAGGCGGCCGGTGCGATGATGGTGGTGAATACGAACCGCCTCGCCGCCGGGACGGACCTGAAGATCAGGCCGCACAAGGTGTGGCCGGTCGTGGACCCGCCGATGGGAGTGGCGTCGCAGCCCGGCGCTCCGGTGCAGATGCTCCAGGTCAACAGCAACTCGGGCGACCTGCTGAACATCTACAAGTTCTTCAAGACGGAGGTCGGCGACCTTGCCGGTGTTCCGTCCTACGCGTTCGGCTCCAATACGGGAAGCGCGTCTGCGATGCGGACCGCCTCGACGCTCTCGATGCTCTCGGAAGGAACGACGAGGGGCATCAAGGACATGCTCTTCAGCGTGGACCGCGAGGAGATGCGGCCCATCGTGATGAGGCTGTACGCCTGGAACATGCTGTACGACGACGACGACAGCATCAAGGGAGACATGACCTGCAACCCGGGCGGGCTGATGGGGCTCGTGCTGGTGGAGCAGGAGTACAACCGGATGGTGCAGTTCCTGAACCTCGCGAACAACGGGACGGACCTCCAGATCGTGACGGTGCAGGGGCGCGCGATGATCTACCGCAAGATCGCGCAGATGCTGAAGATCAACCCGGACCGGGTGGTCGCGACGTACGAGCAGCTTCAGGAGAAGCAGCAGCTTGCGGACGTCCAGCAGAAGCTCCAGATCGCTCAGCAGCAGGCGGCCCTTGCCAACACGCAGGCCGGAATCGGCGGCGGCGACAACGGCGAGGTTCCGACGCAGGGGCCGAGCGTGGCGGGAGCCGAGGGTCCTGTGCAGGGCGAGGCTCCGCGGCAGGGCGCGGCTGGCGGCGGCAATCCCGGCGGCTCGCAGCCCTCGCAGGCCACGGCCGAGTCGGCGCTGTCCGGCGGACCGGGCGGAGGGCTCACTCCGTCGGCGCGCGGGACGATCCGGTCGACCATCACGAATCCGCAGGCGCGGGCCGCGGCCGGGGCCAGGTCGGCGGCCACGAGGGGAGGAGGCGCGGAATGACCATTGATTTCAACAATCTTTCCGTGAAGGAGGCGCGCGTTCTCGCGCTTGCCTCGGTTCAGGAGACGCTGCTCGGCATGATCGAGCCGCGCATCGACTCCATCCAGAAGCATCTTTCCGACATGGGAAGCGACCGCGAGGAACACCTCGCCGTCGGAGCCCTGTCGGCTCTCGCCGCGCTACGCGACGCTCTCAGGACCGCTCCCTCCGTCGTCGAGGCCGACGCCAAGGCCGCAGACGCGAAAGGGACATCGGCGTTGGAGGGCTTCGTATAGGCGAGGCAAAGTGGACTTCCGGAACATCGCCGCGAGGCGCTCCGGCAGACCGATGGAACATCCGCCGAATTTGGCAAGGCGGCTCCAGCAAACACGCAAGGACAAACCAAACATGGACACCGAAACCACCAGCCAGAACACCGCAAATCCCGCTACCGCGAACGCCCCCGCCGCGTTCGCCCCCACTCAGCTCGCCGACGCCTTCGCCGCAGCGACCTCTCCGATCGAGACGGACTCCGCGACGAACGAGCAGGGCCAGCAGGGGGCGACGGACGACAAGGCCGCAGCGGAAGCCGCAGCGCAGGCCCACGCCACCTCCGTCCACAACGGACGGCTCGGCGCGGCGATGCGCGAGAACAACTCCCTCAAGAAGAGCCTCTCGGAGAAGGACGAGGAGATCGCCCGGCTTCGCGAGCAGCTCGAGGCGTCGCGAA